TAAAGCTTTTTGAGAATTACCCGTTTCATAAAGTGTTGAAACATAGTCAAGAGTTGAGCTACTTCCTAAACCGAGGTTTGTGCGAGCGTCTGCGGCTGTCTTTGCGCCGGTTCCCCCCTGGGCAATACTCAGTGCTGTAGTTAACCCTTTCAGCTCTGTGATATCGCTGTTTGCCCCTTTCCGGGCGAGGCCGCCGATGGCCGGAATGCTGAGGCTGGTGCCGTTGATTGTCACAGTGACCAGCTGGTTCGCTGAGGTGCTGGCGAACGTCTCCCATGCTCCGATATTCTCGTCGTACTCATTAATGAGCTGAGACATGGCCTGCACCAGCCCATCAACCGAGATATTGTCTGATACCAGAATGCCGTACTTCTGGCCGCTCAGCGACGGTGATGCAGCAGGTGTTACCGTCATTGACGTGGCGCTATTCACGGATGAAATCTGGAACATCTGAACTGGGTTAGACATGACAATAATCGTCTGGCTAACGCGAATCTGGCTCGCCGCCGCTGTCCAGTTCGTTCCGGTGCCTGTTGCGGTATTACCGTTGATGCTGATGGTTCCGGTGTTATAAATCATATTTACTCCAGACATAAAAAAACCCGCCGGAGCGGGTTTGAAGTTTAATAAATGTTTGAACCGACTATATCGTTATAGATTCGGCAGAATAGCGAATGGGATTTTCAGTCCGTATGGCTTTAAGGTATTTGCCCACGACACCTGATTTCGATTTATCCAGACAGCCTGCAACATTCCTCCCGAGAATTTAAAAAACAAACCTGAATACCCTGAAACAGTACCGTCAGTATTGAGATTCCCCGGACAATCGCTGGCCAGTAACCAGCTGTTTGTTCCAATGCTCTGTGAATAGGCTGTGTTATCTAAATCATAATTTGCAGGTATTTCAAAGAAGCCTGTCACGCGCGGTACTTTTGCAGCTGTCACGGCTGACCAGACAAGCTTTCCCTGGGCGTTGAACACATCGACATAGCCACTTGTGGTTGTGACATCATAGCCAGTACGAGCCATTGTTCCCGCATTAGCCGTCATGTAAGGGTAACCGAAGATAACCTTCGCATTGTTATTGAACTTGAACCACTGCAAATCGTTATTGTAAGGAAAAGGGTTTATTGCAAATCCCATATCCGTACCGTTTCCAAGTGGCGTTGAAATTTCGAAATAGCCAGTATCGGAAATGGTCGAGTAAACTTTTGAATCACGATAATAAGTACCGTAAAAGACAGAGTCGACCACCTTCGCGCCTGCTGTATTAAAGGACTGGAATCCGCTCATATAAATGCGTACACATTAACAGTCACTGTATGGGCATAAGCATATTTTAAAAGAATAAATGTTCTTATTCCTCCATCGTATGCCCGACAGTAGTAATAACCAATTTCACGGCCAGCTGATACCGATACTGGCACCGCAAAGTAACCAGCTGCTGTTGCACCTGCATAACTTGTGGTAACGACCGTCGCACTTGCAGGGACTGAAATAACCAGAGAGCCCACATAACGACAATTATAATCACCAATGTCAGCGACAAGATTGCCTGATGCATCCCAGCATTGTACCCCTTGAGGCATAATCAACTCCTTACCATAAGCCCATACGAACGCGCAGAACGTTGTTGTTATCGTAAATCTGAATCAATGTATTACTGATAACCATCCGACCGGTTCCCGCGCTGCCATTTATATAAAATGTTCCGGCTTTATTGATGTGCCAGCCGCTGGTGTTCGCGACATAGTTATTGGACTGAATGTAGTTACCGATTTTGGCGTTGCTGATAGTTCCATCACCGATTACTGTATCCCGGATTATCGTCTGCCCGTTCTGAATAACGAACGGTAGCGTCGTCACGCCGCCGACAGCCGTTGTCACTGCAAAGCGGTCAGCGAGGAAAACAACCTGCGACTGCATGCCGCTGGGCGTGTTTTCAACGCCGATCCCCATAACGAGATTGGCCCATCAACAGCTTTGACTTTGGTGAAGTGCAGTGTGAAATCGGTCGGAGTGAATGGTGGATGTTTGGGGTCTCTGTTGACGTTGGCTATCATGCTGGCCACCAGCCCAGCCCCCCACTCAACCCGCATCATCGGGTTCAGGCTTCCATATCTTTCCCGGTATTTTGCCCAGAGCTGGGACTCTTTGAATGAGAGCGACTCACGCGCTTCGGCGATCGTTTTACCTCCGATTCCGTTGAGGACGAGCTCGCACCAGAATTCGTCTTCGGCGCTGAGCTCGAAGTCTTTCCCAGATCGTTAACTTCCTGAATAGCCAACAGTAGCGCAACCGTCAGACCACCATCCAGCGCACCACGCTCAGGGTCGGCCTCACCAGTGATGTCTGCCGGGGTGAAGACAGGCTTACCCAGTTCATCGCAGATAGATGCTGCAATGCGTCCTGCCACACCATCCACCTTACCCCCAAATGCCAGTACATCGGACGTCGCTGTGTGATACCCCATCGGGCGAACATACACGGTCGCAGTGATTTTCTTATCGCCCTGTTTCCAGGATATCTCTTTCTCAACCGGACGGCCGGTAAACGCGCCGGACTCCTTGAGTGCTTCAAGCGTTAATTTCATTTTTGTCTCTCGAAATGGGGCATCAAGCCCCATCAGTTTAAGAAGCTGCCTTAGGAACCCACACCGCAGAACCGGAACGCTGGATAGATGCGGAGGTGGAGACGACCGTGTTTGCTGCAAAATCAAAAGGGAAGTCGGAGACGTAACCTTTAAAAACAAACCACGTACGGCTGTCCGGGAGCACCAGCCCATCAACAGCACCGCTTGCCTCTTCGGTAGCAACTGTTGGTGACGCTGTACCATCGGCCCAGCCAATCGCAAACGTCAGATCCTGATCGCTCTCATCATCGGAAATCGACAGGTTGTGCAGCATCACGTGGCTGGTATTTTTTGGGTCGGCATTCAGAGTGAGTGAGGCGGTCCCGGGAGTTCGTAGGCCCCGCTTATAGGAGCGGTCAAACTTTTCAGAAAGACACGTGTCTTCAATCTGGTCGGCAGGGTTACTACCAGGCGAAAATGCAGTGATACACTCGATTTCGCTCACCGCGCCACTGGCAAGCACAAAGAGTTGTGTGCCTTGAGTTAATACAGACATTTATTATCTCCGGTCATAAAAAAACCGGCTCAAGGCCGGTTGGGAAGGTTCTTATCGATTGACTATCCAGTCCACATCGAACGAATAGCGATAGCGTTTTGTTTCGGGATCTCTTTCCTGTCCGCCCCAGCGCGTGATATGCGCGTGCGGCTCAATGGCATCCCGCAGCGCAGTAGCCACGGCAATCACTTCATCCACTGTGTCGGCATATGCATCCACCTGCAGCGTGAAAAAGTCTGCATCAGGGCGCTGGGCAAGGTAGTTCTCCGGAGAACCGGTGATGTTCTGCCAGACCACATAGGGATAGACCACGTTGTCGTCCTGCTGGCCGAACGGATACAGGCGCAGTGTGTCACCGCCCAGTAGCGCAACCACCGGAGGACTTGCGGCGCAGACGATAAAGATCGGCGCAATCACGGGGGTACTCCTTTTTTCGCCGCGCGCCTGATGGCACGGTCAATAGACTTTTCGTATTCCGAGGCGAATACGCTTACCACTTCGTCCACACTGCCTTGCGCTGCCGGGCGAAGAATGGGCTGGGCTGGCATATTTTCTGTGCCAAACTCCAAAAAACGCCAGTACCAGGTATTCCCGCCTGGATTTTGTGAATTGCCGGGGGTGTAATACAATCTTCCCGCACGACCTTTCCGCCTGTTTTCTCTTGAATCAGCATACGAAATGGCTCCGCCCAAAACGCCAACCCTGAAAGCCAGATTACCGGTTCTTCGGAATGTAACATTGCTCCATCTGGCCACAATATTTTTGCTAATCGATTCCTTGGTTAGCGGATCATCCACACGGGCTGCGTTATCTCTGGCTTTAGCGGCAATCACATTTGCCGCCTTACGAAGTGCTGCCCGACCACCACGGCGGCGCAGATCATCGCTGATACTGTCCAGCTTCCCCAGAAGTGAATCGACCCCGGTTATACTAAAATCAATGCCATCAGCCATCGTTAACACCTCGCGAGCAGGGTAGCGTCAGATATTCCCGTCCGCTTTTATCATCTTCCAGTACACCCTGAATGTCGTAAACACGCCCACGGTAAAGAATGCGATGCTTATCCGTGACATCATCACGCCAGCGGATAGTGATCCGCGTTGTTACCTCGCTCTGCCCCGCTTGCGCGGCAACAAAGTCACGGGCTGACAAATCGGCAACGTTAGCCCAAAGCTCAGACACATCAGCCCATCCACTAACTACTGCGCCGGTAACAGGGCTCTGGGTTTTAACAGGCTTCTGAAGCGTGATTCGTTTATTGAGCTTTCCAGCCTGCATCGCTACCCCCTGGGCTTTCCGCTTAGGTAGGTCGGCACCGGGGAATCTAACGTTGTCGTTTCGATGTCATCAGCGAGGGATTGATAGAGTAAAGCGACCAGGGCTTCATTTGACTCCGCCAGGCGGTTCATTGCGTTGGTCTGCGCGGTCATTGCTGCCAGCAGATTTTTTACCTGTTGCTCGTTCATAGGCGATTTTCATCCACTTTTTAAGCCACTCTCGACGGGCGGCGCACCCGGAACATGCCATCAGTGCCACCTCCGGTGCCGTATTAACAGCGCCTCAACACCTAAAGGCATTTCCGTGAGGTTCTGCGCTGCTGCTTCGCGGTTCGCATACCAGTGTGCAATCAGCAAAAGCATTGCTGCCCAGATACCGGGAGTAAACAGGATCTCACGAGGTGGCATTTCCCCTTCCTCCGGCGGCGTTAACGATTCCACCAGCGCGCCGTCGCAGAACTGCTCAACATAATCGACGGCCGCTGATGTATAAGCGGTGATTAGCGAATCTTCAGCGTCACTATCAACCCTCAGATGCGCCTTTATCAGCGCCATCTGCTCCGCGCTTATTTCCACCTTTACCCCCGGCTTTGGTTTTTACAGGCTTTTCAGGAACGGAAGTTTCCGCCTTTTCGGGTTCAATCTCTTCGGCAAGGCGCAGTTTCACCAGCGCGTCGCCGATCTCTTTCTTCACCACCCGGCTCTCGCCTTGGGATACAGTTCCGAGGTGGTAATGTGAGAACATACGGAGAGCTTTAATTTTCATATCGTAAACGCGGCCATTTCTGACCGCGCCCTGCTGTTATTCGCCGGAAGAAATCGCAATATCGCCAGTGACGATAGCTGCGGGACGGTAGTGCGCCAGAGCCAGACGCTCTTCGCACAGAATGGTCAGCATGTTTTTAACGAAGTTATCGCGATCCTGGTTACTGATTTCGATAGTGGCATCCATGCGGTCCCACACCTGAGACGCCAGGCCAAATGCACCAACGGTGAACTTTCCTGCCGTCTGCGCGGTTGTTGATACAACCGGCAGGCCCCAGAGCACTTTTGACGCAAACGCCTGAGGGCCGCCGAGGATGTAATTGCCATTGGCGTCCTTCAGCAATGCGATGCGATGCCAGTCAGCCGGGTTGAGAATGATGCCGTCGGCTTCGAACTCACTTAGCGACACCTGGTAGATGGCATGCGCCAGAACATCAGCACCAGTATCCCCGGTCGCGTTAAGTGCGGTTTCGTATTCGTTCGCCACCACGTTCAACCCCTGGAGGTTGTCGCCGGTGCCATCACCGTTAAGCATCTGATTCTCTTCCACCAGCGCGAGACCGTACATCATGCGGGAGTTGATATAGGACTGCAGCGCCGGGGCGTCATCCATAATCTGGCGTGATGCCTGGATCCAGTGGGCAATGGTTTTGACATTCGCTGTTTCTTTGGTGAACGTGATATTACTCTCTGGTTTGAGGGTACCTTCAGCAACCGGTGCGGCGGCGTTGGTGAACACATTTTCACGCACATATTCCAGCGCGTTACTGGTGATGCGCCCTTGTGCCAGCAGGTCACGAACGGTCAGGCGACGCAGGCCCGGCATCAGAATACCAGGTACCTGCTGGGGCTGTACAAGCACACCGGCGGATGCAGCGCCAGAACCGATCGCCTTATCGAAACTGGTGACTTTCGCTTTGGTACGGGAGCCGTCCCAGCCTTTCATCAGGTCTTCAGAAACGCGCTCCGCAAAGGACTTCTGGGTGGTCTGGTCAGGTGAGTTTCCGGCCAGCTTCTGTTCCAGATCGAACAGGCGGGAGCCGGTGGTTTTCAGCTCTTCCTGCGCTTTGGTCAGGTCGGTCTGCAGCTGTTTGTTGATTTCGCCGTTCTGGCTGATGGATTTACGCTGCTCTTCGATGAGTTCTTTCACTTCTTTCTGTGAATTCTCAATCGCTTTTTCGAGGGTTGCTAATTCAGACATGTGGTACTCCGTTATGTATTCCGCAGATTAGCGGCAAATGAAGTTATGCGCTGTGCCAGCGCGTCAATGTCGCCGCTACCGGACTCGCTCCGGCCTGCGGACTTCACGCGGGCAATAAAGGCCTGCGCTTCTGCGCGCGTTAAGCCGACTGAATCCCTCAGCCAGGCCTCCGCGTCACGAATGGTTTTGATACTGTCGATGCACTTCATGGCGGTGATACCCGCCAGCTCGTTGGCCGGGAAAGTGCAGACACTGATTTCCCGCAGATACGAAATATTTTTGAAGATGAGGCCGGACGAACCAACGGTGTAATCATCAGGGCCAACAGAGAATCCCACTGACATCCCATCAACGGTGCCATGTTTCATCGCCGCTTTCAGGTCTTCAGAGAGGCTTAGTCCTGGAGTGAGTTGCCCACGGACAAACAAACCTTTTTCATCCTCATGCATGGAATCCCATTTGCCGACCGGGATAGCGCGCGTCTGATGGTTAAAGAACATCGCCACCTTACGGCTCTGACCGGAAATAACACCGCTGAATGCGCCGGGAAGGATAATATCGCCGTCAGAATCAGTATTATTAAAAACGGAGGCGTACCCCTCAAAGATGCCGCTTTCACCGTCGCCGGTGAACTTAATTTCGGTCTGGTCAAAAGCCAGTGTTTTGTGAATGTCAGGCATCATGGCCCCCATAAAAATTAAGTCCCTTCATTGAGGGACTTATTGTTTGTTCCAAGGTCGGTAATGGGTACGTTCTGCGACTGGCGGGTGGCAACGTCACCCCCTGGCAGAGGCGGCAGGTTGTCCAGTCGCCGCACTTCGTTAACGGTTCGGATCCCGGTGTTAACCATGATCTGCATAAACGATGCCCGGCTTGTTGAATCACCGCGCAGCAGCCCATCGAGGTTATGCTCAGCGTGAATAGTGCCCTGTTCGGACTCTTTAACCAGCCAGCGTTCAATGCTGTACTCCCACCGATCGAGATAGGGCTTGAGGGTGTACTGGAGAAAGCCCAGGTTTTGCTGCTCAATCCCCGAGCCCCACGATGTTGTTTTTTCCACATCACCGACCAGGTGCGGCGGTACACCATAGAACCGCGCCAGCTCGGCAACCTGAAACTTTCGCGCGGCCAGAATTTCCGAGTCCTGAGGAGAGACGCCAATAGCTTGAGTCGTAAAACCGCTCTCCAGGATCCAGAGGCGCTTTTTAACCGGGCCGCCAGCAATCTCCTTGAAGTTTTCCTCCAGCTGTCCACGCTGCTCTTTGGTAAGCACCTTGCCATCGGTCATCAGAATCTGAGGAGACTTCGCGCCGTTTGCGAAAAACTCACGCTGATTGTCTTCCATGGCAATGGCGACACCTGCAGACTTCGCGCTGAACGCCAGCGGAGACAGGCCGGTCAGTCCGTTGAAGCCAAAACCCTTAAGATGGAAAATTTCTTTCTGCGAAAAATTGGCATATTCAGTATCACGCTGGTAGCGGTAGATAATGGTTTTGCCGTTTTCACTGAGCCGCACTTCCATATTGGCGCTCATCAGCGGAACCATGCTGATAACGTCGCCGACGCTGTTTCGCTCCACATGCGCGTAGGCGTTTCCATAAGCACAAAGCTGCATGGTCATGGCCTCACGAAACTCCAGCGCGGTCATGAAATTGTTGGGACGGAAGCGCAGTAACCTCGCGAGAGGGTGTGTGCCAGGTACCTTGCTTCTCTGATTGTCTTTGGTCTGGTAGACATCAAGGGGTAATGATGCGGTCACGGTAGAGATAAGCCTGATGCATGCCCACACAGTGCTGATTTGCATATTTCGCTCGTCAGTCACTACGGAGTCGCCAACCACACCGTGCGCGGACGTTCCTGCCATCTGCGAGCCCTTGTCAGGCGTCACAAGGCGGCCCCCTGTCAGGATGGAGGCCATGCGCGCCCAGAATGGCGATCGCGTTCGCAGGTCAATGCTGTAATCGGTATCTGCCATTTTTACACGCTCAAGAAGTTATAAATGAAATCATTGACGTCGCCTGGATCCTCCACCTCATCACTCGTCTGGGCGCCGATTGACATCGCCAGAGCAACCATTCCATCGATACGCCCGCTTGATTTACCTTTCACAAACTTTCGGTTTCCGGCGGGATCAGAAATAACCGTGGCGTTTTTGGCGCACATTTCGAGGATCGGATGGTTGCCATGTTTAAGCTGCGCTCCGAGTAGCTTGGCTTCCAGCTCCCTCAGCGCAGGTGACATGGAGACAAAGCCCTGGCCGAATTCCACGAACCGCTCGAGCTCAGTTTCCGTGAATCCTGCGTCTATTAGATGTGGGCGAAGGAAACGCATGTTGTAACGGTCGAACGCCAGCGCCCTGACATTGCAAATGTCGAAAACGCGCCGCATTTCGCGCGCAATAAATGCATATTCAATGGCCTTTCCGGGTGTCGTATTGAGAAAACCCTGCCTGGCCCAGATGTCATAAGGCACTCGATCGTTACGCGCCTTGTCCGCCAGCCCCTCTTCAGGTAGCCAGAACTTACAGTGCACATCACCCTGGGTTGTGTTGAGTACCAGTGCGGTAAGGTCCGAGACACTGGAAAGGTCCAGCCCGCCCCAGACGGTAGCCCCTGCCAGTTCGCCGGGTTCTTCTTTATTCATGTGCCAGACTGTCTGACTGACGAAAGGACTTTTAGCTTCAACCCTGCGATTCAGCACAAGGTTCTCAAACTCAGCCTGTCGTGACGGGAGGCGCTTCGCGCTGGCGGCCATATCAAGCACTTCTTTCTGGTTCATAAACACATCGAAGGCCGGGTTTGCCAGCCTTATGGCGTCAACGGAGAAAGGATCGATATCTTCCGGGGCCGTCTGTAGACGGACCACCGTGCGCGGGTCAGCACCGGTCAGTCCATCATCAATCAGCAGGCTGAGTAGATCGCTCGCATCGGGCGCCTGAGTGCTGATAATCACCGAGATAGGGTTATCCTGAGCAGCAGTCGCAGTTTCCAGTGCTTCATAAAGGGGATCACGGGGCCCACGAACCTGTCCCAGTTCATCATGCGCGACAAATCGAGGCGAGAAACCATAGGCAGTCGTGGCCTCTGCGCTCAGCGCCCGATAATAAGAACCCAGTTCGGGGCAGTGAATTTCTTTCGCCGAGTCCTTTATCGCCACATACTGCATGAGCACCGGATTCATCCGGCACATCTTGGAGGCCAGGTTAAACAGAATGGCCGCCTGGTCACGCGAGCGTGCGGCAGAATACAGCTGCGAGTTCGGCGCCGCCTCCGGCCCCACCAGGTAGAGCAGCATCAGCATGGCGGTCTCTACCGTTTTGGCGTTCTTTCGCCCACGGCTGATAATTGCGCGACGTGTGCCATGCTTGTTATCGAAAATAGCCCTAAAATCATCCTTCATGAACTCAGCCATTTTCAGTGGCTGGCCCACGAACTTTCCTTCAGGAATAACAATATTTCTTTCGCACCAGAGAATATTTCTCTCGGCTCTTGTCAGATTTTTTTTTGCCATCAAAGAGCCTTAATCAATTTCCCAGGGTTTTTTCTCCCGAGCCAGATTGTTGTGCGCTCGGCCAACTGTTTTTGGGTCGGCAGTAGCCTGGCGGGTGATCCTTAAACGTGTTGCCAGTGAAGATGCCGAACGCACTTCACGCTCGCGCATGGCAAGAAGCTTGTCGTACCGCTTAAGTCCGTCCTCGCGCGATAGCCACTCCAGTTCAAACTCTTCAAGCTGAGTGGTGATTATTCTGGCCTGAACAACATGGCGGCAGTACATCTCCATCATGTCTCGATGAGTTTCAGTGAATGAACTAGCTGGATTGTCATTAACGAGCCTTACCCATACATTAATTTCCGGATCGCTCAGATGAATGGACGGCTGCAGCCTGCTTTCAGCCAGTGCCGGCAACGAGACAGCAGACGTCGCAGCCAGAGACTTTCTGCCTCGCTGTGCCATCGGTTTTTCCTTTTTTTCTGGACGTTTTTAAAAAAAGAGTTGAGGGCGCGGTCTTTAAGAATTTGGTACCAGAGTTTTATCCCACCCCCTCCCTTACCAAAATAAATATGAGAATTGATATCATTTCTCAATTACGTGTAAGCTTGAGTGAGGTATGCCAGAGGGCACCAGACGATCACCAACGCCGATTGGCAATGTGAGGGTAATGGTAGGCAGCATCTCAACGACCTCATGATTGAAGGAGACTGCAGTGGCATGTTTAAAGCTCACGCTATCAATGCTCAACTCAATCAACTTCCCATCACGGTATTCAATCTTCATGTCTTGCATCAACTACTCCTGTTACCAGATAACACGGCCTTTATTATCGAACTCGGTGACCGTTCCACCCTTCTCCATCCTCTGCTTTACCGAGTCGTGGCAACGTTTGCAGAGTGACTGAAGATTGTCCTGGTCATGAAATAGCGCCTCGTTACCCTTGTGCGGGGTGATATGGTCAACGATCGTGGCGGCTATAACCTGATTGCGCCGGAGGTGGAACTCGCAGAGAGGCTGCTTCTGAAGCTGGTGATATCGGAGTCGGTACCAGCGCTTGGAATTATAGAGGCTATGCCACGGTGAATTGGATGCCATATTCACTCCAATAAAAAAGCCACCAGCGGATACCAGTGGCTTAAATATGATTTTATCCCCCGACGGGGATATCACGTTAATTATCCCTTGCGGGGGATATTGCTATTAGGATGAGCCTACCCACAGTGATGGCAGTAAAAAACCGCCCATAGGCGGTTTATGTTATTTCATCTCAGTTACTTTTTATCCAATGCTCCTTGAATCGCATCCGCTGCTTCATTTACTTCGTTCTTAAGAGCACTAATAATTACGTGGCTTGGTGAGTGACCAGCAGAAACTTTAAGGATTTCAAGTACAGCAGCTACTGCTTTTTCTCGCTTAACTTCGTCTTTTTGCTCAAAACCACTTTTATCGTAGAAATAATTATCAAGCATAACAATCCCCTTTAACACCCCACCAACACGGAGGGTTGCTAAAGTATGCTCGGATAAGGCCATAGATTTCAAGGTCATTATCGAAGCCCCTGAATGAAGAGCTTCTGTAATGGCAGTTCAGTCGTCGAGCTGAAGAACGCCGTGTTCCTCTGACTCTGAGTAGGCAATCAGCCCTTCATATGCCGGAACAACATCACCACTTTCTGATTCAAACTCAGGGATGGTTGAGTGGGTGATGGTATAGAACGGCTGACCTTCCTGCTCCGCAAATTCTGCAAGAGATTTTATCTGCTCTGCTGTCAGAACTAATGGCGTCATAGTTTTATCCTTTAGAGGGTATATTGATTGTCTTATCCGTTTGTGGGGATAATTTGTAGTTCGGTTATTGGCTAATTGATTAAAGTTTCATGAAGAGTTAGCTTTGCTTTTCATTTCTACTAAAAATGGTGACGGTAATGGACTTACTTCCTTCAAGAAAAGAATTGGTAAGAGCAAAGCGCTGCGTTGAGCGTATGAAGAATGCTAAGTCATATGATGAGTACGATGAGGCTTGGAGCGATTTTTTGAGCCGCATTGAAAACGTATACGGTAAGATAAAAGTAGCTGCTGCGCAGCACAAGAAATACCCTTCATTTTCATCAAAAACAAACTACCTGCGTGATTCTGATAGTTTACTCATCTATCTCAAGCAAGCCAGAAATTCAGCACATCATGGGATTGCTGATACCTCTAAATATGTTCCTGGCGGGTTTAGTATCTATCCAGAAAAGCAAGGTGGCATGGTTCACATCAAATCAATTTCATTTGATAGTAATGGTGGTGCAACAATCGTTCCAGGCTCACCAATGAGAGTTGAAGTTACTCAAAGCTCAGTAGAGGCAGTTCCATGTCGTAACCGTGGGATCACATACAACCCTCCTCAGTCGCACTTAGGACAAGAAGTGAATTCTAAAAATCCAATAGTTATTGCAGAGCTTGGGATAACTTTTTACGAAAGTTATCTTTTATGCGCAGAAGAGATTTTTTTATAAACTGCATTAATTAGTTCATTTTTTCTGACAGTTCGCCTGCCACGCTTTGTTATGCGCTAGGATGTCGCGCTTCGTCTGCTTATCCAGCAGGTCAATATCGCTGTTGGTCAGATAGACAATCCGTGCCCACAGGCAACCGGTATCAATCACCACCGGGGCGGGTGAAGTTTTCGCGCAGCTCGCGATCAACATCGTCATCAGGCATGCGACTAACATTCTCCTGCACATCTCTTGTCTCCTTGATGACTTCCACACAACGATCTGCAGCTTTTTTCATGGCGGCAGCGTTTTCTTCAGTGCGTTGTTGATCGGCTTTCGCTTCTGCTTTGCTGGTACCGTGAATGTGGCCAAGACCAAACCCACTAGCAGCGGCAACACAGATAGCGCCAATGACACCAATGATGATTTCTACAATGCTCATGCAATCACCGCTTTCGCTTTGGCGTAACGCACGCGTCTGTCGTTAATGCCGTTCTGCCCGCCATTGATAATCTGAGTGATGCGCACCAGGTCATCGGTGTACTTCAGGCAACCTTTGGAGGCATAGAACCATGCAGCAGAACGCGCGGCATTGATGTCTTTCTCCAGCAGTTCAGGGTTAGTAACCAGGTCAATCTTCAGACCATTACCGCAATCACGGTAATTGGTGAGACCGGTAACTCGACCATGCAGGCGAACTAACAGCAGCACACTCAACGATTGAGAAAGCGCGTGAAGTGACGAACTGTCCACAGGGTGTGGAGTTGCAGGAGCATTTGAAGGCTTTGGTGGCTGAGAATTTGGCGATTAAGTCGGCGGCGATATTACTGGCTGATGAGTCAGTCCAGATTTATAAGCGGTGGAATTTAACACAGCAGCCGGACGGCGATATTGTCGATATGCAGACAATTCATGAATTGCTGTGTGCCTGTCATGAAACTCCGGCAACAGACAGCATCCTGCGAGAAGCTGAGGCGCGGGGTGTTGATAAAGCCATTGAGCATTTGCTCACGAAATTTGCGTGCACAGGACATGTCGGCGTTCCGGCAATGGCTCTTGAATATCTGGCAAGGCAGCTGCGCGGAGGTAACGGTGAATGAGTTGGCTCTTTTCGCAGGCGCTGGCGGAGGAATACTCGGAGGGCATCTCCTTGGCTGGCGAACAGTATGCGCAGTTGAACGTGATGCCTACGCAGCACAAGTTCTCGCGCAACGACAAAACGATGGAATTCTCCGCCCTTTCCCGATTTGGTCTGACGTGTGCAGTTTTGACGGAAAGCCGTGGAGAGGGATTGTTGATGTCATATCTGGCGGGTTTCCATGCCAGGACATTAGCGCAAATGGTCATGGTGCCGGCATCAATGGACGCCGTTCTGGACTGTGGGCAGAAATGGCGAGAATCGTCAGTGAGGTACGACCTGCATTCGTCTGCGTGGAAAATTCGCCGCGACTCAGAGGAAAAGGCCTTGCAGTGGTCATTGGTAACCTTGCCGAAATGGGGTGTGGCTGTGAGTGGTTTCGTATTTCAGCATCGAACTGCGGAGCGCCCCATGAAAGAGACAGGATGTGGATTGTGGCCTACAGCGAAAGCAACAATACGGGGCGATTGTCCAAGCGAGCGCTTACGCAGAACTCCGGACTTGCCAAGTGCAATAAAGATGCGTCCACTTCCAGATGGGTCGCAGCCACCCCAGGATGGACAGTTGAACCCGGAATGGGTCGAGTGGTTCATGGGGTGGCCCATCGGGTGGACAGAATTAAAGCCCTTGGCAATGGACAAGTTCCAAGAGTGGCAGCGGCAGCATTCTCCATGCTGTGTGATGGTGAATAACGAGGAGCGAGCAGCATGAACAAGCCAACCGATGAAGAAATCATTCAGGTGCTGAATGAGCATGGTCGCTGCATGACCTACGTAGTGACGAACTGGCTTCGAGATAACTACCGACCTCTCGATACCGCATACGTATTGCGCAGACTGAAGAAGCTTGAAGTTGCCGGAAAAGTGCAACGCGTTAAGAGCGTCTATAAAACTCAGATTTGCTGGGAGGCAGCATGAGCATGACAACAGAACTGGCGCAGCGTATGAAAGCGGCGGCGCTGAACGCGACGGGAGCGTATGAGCGTCTGAGCGTGATGCCAGAGGGCGATCTTTTCGATATCTCACTCGCTGAAGGCACCCAGCTTGATGCGGACATAACGGCGCTTAACTCATTTCACGATGAAGCGACGCCAGCCAACGTGCTGGCGCTGGTAACTCAGGACGTCTTGAAAGAGCATCTGCATTACAACCCAGATACAGGTGTATTTACTCGGATTAAAAATACAAAGGGAGGTTTTAAGTGTGGAGATATCGCTGGGTGCATTCATCACACTGGATATAGGCATATAAAAATTAATGGTAAGGAATATAAAGCAGGAAGGCTTGCATTTCTGTATATGCCCGGGAAATTCCCTACAGAAGCGGATCATATCAATAGAGTAAGAAATGATGACAGATGGATAAACCTGAGAAACGCAAGTAGGGCAGACAACGCAAGAAACCAGAAGGTTCATTCACACAACACTAGCGGAATTAAAGGTGTTAGTTGGCATAAAAAGTTTTCCAAATGGTACGTAACAATCGGCGTTGATGGCAGGAAGCTATCCCTTGGATTGTACGATGATATTGAGCTTGCAGGCCTTGTTTCTATGGAAGCTAGGAGAAAGTATCACGGAGATTTTTTTGGCGAGGGAGAAAAACTGGAGAACGGTAAAATATGACAACCCCAATCACAAAAGAGCATGAGCTTCGAGTATTCATCACGGGCTTTCTCACTGACCCGGCTCACGATGAGCACTCAGAAAACAGCATGACGGCTCAGGTTTTCCGTATCGCGCTGGCGGCAATGGACGCCGAGCCTGTGGCGTGGGTATGTGCTCACGGTGACGAAATTGAATATAACGGACATAACCAATTCTCAGGCGGTGGGCAAGGTTTGCCGCTATACACCGCCCCGCCAGCACCGGTAGTTAACGCCGAGCCAGTGGCCGACGTTGTAGCCTGGCACAAAGAAGGCGAAGAGCGTACCTGCGATAGGGCAGCTTGTCAGGGCTGTTTTAAACGACGTCTTCAAGGAAGCGCAACATGCTGGCGAGGTTCCACCAGGTTACAATCCGGCATTAGCTGCCAGAAATCCTGTTGCTAAGGTGAAGCGTAAACGCCTGACACTTGAAGAGTGGAAGATTATTTATGAGCACGCCGAGAGGATGCAGGATGCAGCTCAAAACGCGATGCTTCTGGCGTTGGTTACAGGGCAGCGAGCGGGCGATATTGTAGACCTAAAGTTCTCTGATATTTGGGATGATCACCTCCACATCAACCAGAACAAGACAGGCTCGAAGGTTGCTATCCCTTTATCACTGAGGCTTGATGCTATCGGCATGTCGTTGAGAGAAGTAGTAGCAAGGTGTAGAGACGGTGTAGTCAGCAAATATCTTGTACATCATACCGTCGCTCATGGATCAGCCTTACCTGGCGGTAAAATCAAGGTTAACTCAATATCACGCTATTTTTACACCGCGAGAGACGAATCAGGACTGAAGTTCCCTGCTGGGTCCACACCACCATCTTTTCATGAGCAGAGATCTCTCTCTTCGAGGCTATACAAGAAGCAGGGAATTGATGTGAAAACATTGCTCGGTCATACAACTGATGGGATGAGTGACGAGTACGCTGACGACCGAGGATTAGACTGGAAGAAGGTTATAATCTGA